ATCAGCTCCCGAAACATCGGACCTTCAATAGACTGCTGGAGATAAATAGAATCTCCTGCCGCTAAACTGGCCTTTGTCGTAGTGGATGTGATACGCAAAAAAGCGGTTGTAATAGCATAGGAGGTACCAGGAATGGAAACCCCTGCCGTTGCTCCCAAACCAGATTGGAAGCCTTGTCCCTGAGCAGTCAATGTGCCGCCGCATCCCAATACCCAGCGATCTTCAATAAAATTAGTGCCAGCCGAAACATTAACCGCTGTCCGACAATTGCGCTGCGTCACCTCTCCATTCGGGTTTCCAACACTTGAAAACGACCTGAGCCTGACCGCAGTGATCTGGCTGGGACCCTGGAATGAAAAGATCCTGAACGCCGTGCCGTCGCATACCACGCCGATCGCGACCCCGGCCGCCAGTTCGCCTCCGGCCAGAGCTGTACCGTCGCATGCCGTAATCGGGAGCGAGGATAGCGGGGAAACGGTCAGGGTCGAAGCGCCGGTATTAGTGGTCGTCGGCTTGAAAAAGACGGTCATTCCGTTGTTGTAAGCGCTCGGCGCTCCGTAAGTGCAGGTAACACTGTAAGCGTTGACGGCACCCGTATCGGTCAAGGGTCCGTTGACACTGCCAAGACTTGAATCATTGATCGCCCCGGTCGCGTTGTTCGCGTTCTGGTCCAGGAGTGCCAGGCTCCAATTGGGACTAGTGGAAGCAAAGAGATTGGGACTAGCAACTCGATTAGCCATTTTTTCCTTTATCCTTTAGACTGCATCATCTTACGGAAACTGATGACAATCGCCTGCAACACCGCATTAGAAGACGATAAGGTGATATTAAGGCCCATGCCGCGTTCCTGAAACGGAACCACAAACTGGGCCAGGAGATAAGTAAACCCACTAATGCCAAGCCAGTGACCAGTCACGCCGCTCGCATTGACCCACACCCCGATTGTGCCAAGGGAATTAAACCAGTCTCCCAAATCAACGTTATAGTTCTGCGTGATACAGCTTGCCGGCGATTGACCGGGACCACAAATGACTCCGGTAGAATTAACCTCGCACACGGTGAGAGTAGCCGGCTCGGTCAATACCAACTGGATGGCCGCATTAGTAAACCAGTCATACGTCAGCTTGGAATAAAAGTCCCAGATCTTGGTGTTGAAAGTGCTCGTTACATTCGCGCTACCGCCAAACAGGTCGTAAAAGTTAGTTCCATCCGAATAATACGTAATGGGTCGATTGTTATTCAGAGCGCTTGAGATGGAGCCGCAAACCCATTTAAGGACGCCAGTCCCGCTCCCGGTCTGGGGGATAATCCGAAACCATTGCTGGTTAATGGTGTAACCGAACACGGTCCAATTGTTGTCTCCCGTCCAACGACAAGCCCAGAAGACACAGGGCATCTGCAGGACGATCCCCCATGTGCAACTCCAGGAGCAATTAGCGAGATCCAACCCCTGGAAGAATCCATCCAGGGCATTGGAGATTTTGCTGGGGAAAGAACCGTTAATGACCCAGAACCCGAAAACGTTAGCAAAAAAGAGCATGCCACCGTATTCGGTAATGGACCATTTATTAATCGGACCGACCTGGGTTTCAAGAGTCGGTTGCTGAAAGGAGAGAGTCGTGATTCCGGCCACGGTCAAAGGCTGGAGATTGTAGAGGGTCTTGATCCAGTTGCTCCCGAACACGTACAGGCTGCCATTGTAATCCCTCAGGGCGATTATCGGGTTAGCGCATCGGCCCTCGGTAATTACAAAGGTGCCGCTGTCGCCGCTAAAACTGTTATTGGTATTGGCATTGGTCCAGGTAAGGTCAAGACCATGACTGAGCCAGAGCCGGTTGGAATAGACCGCGATATGCTCGGCTGGTTGTCCCGAAAAGACAGTGCCCAGGGTCGTTCCGTTCCAACTGAAGATTTTGGACTGGCTCGGATCGGTGATCATCATCTGGGTTGCCTGCCAGTTGGCGATATCGCACGCCGGTCCAAAACCACTGCCCACATCGGTCATCACCCCGCTCGTATCCATCTGACGGATATGTGAATCGCTACACAAAATAAAGGTGTAGAGGTTGCCGTTTAAAATATCGGTATAGGCCCAGATCGTGGTGATACCGGCCGGCAACGAACCGATGATTCCACTGGGGCTTGGCACCTGCTGGAAAGCCGAAAGTTGCGGAACCCAGTTGATGAGTTCGTCAGCCTCCACATCACTGATGATCTGGCGCGAGGCGATATTGAACTTGTTCAGGCCCCCCCAGTTGACCGCCCCCTGCATCCCGGTAATCGGAGAAGTGGTCAGCGGAGGAATCTGGAACTCCTCATCACCTCCAGTTGTCCTGTTTACAGGCATTTAGTAAATACTTGAGTAAGGAACGCTAGCGAACGGAGTCGGAGTTGAAGAGGAAATCTTGGCAATCTCGCGCATCGCTTTCTCCTCGAAACGGTCAGCCGAATCCTCGTCATCATTAAAACTCCATGCCCAGCGGGCAGCTTCCAGAGGCACAACCGCTTCAGCAAAAGGGCTTGGCACCGCATAATCGATATCGGTGTAATTGTTCAAAGGCAACGGCAACCAGATAACCCGGACTTCCAGTTTCCACCCCACCCCCGATGGCGAAGGTCCAAGGTAAAGCCAGTCACCGCTTGAGAGGGTGGTGTAAGCTTCCGGCAAAGAGTTAATCGGGTTAAGCCGGTAGCGCTCATTCATATCGGTCCAGGTGATCGGCTCCAAGGGGATCTTCAGATTCGGAGTCTGAATAAAATTAGCGCCGACCACAGCCAGGATCGCCCGGGCGGTAGGTGCCTGGAGCTGAACTCCGGGCAGAATCACGTTTGCGAAGGAATAATTTTCCTGACCCTGGACCAGTGGAAAAGTGACAATCACCTGGGGTGCCAGGATATGGGAAATGACGCTGTCGCGAGCCTTATTGACGCAACGAATTAGTTGCCCATCGGTAAAAGTGATGGCATTGGCGTCATGCAAAAGAAACCGGGCATCGACAAGATAATCAAGCAAGGTTGCCACATCTAATTCTTCTCCAGAGCCAGGGGTGCAGCCAGTTCTTCCTCATACTCCGGGACCCTTTTCAACCTGAAATGGACCTTGTTTAAAAACCAGTTCTTATACTCCCGGTCATCATCGTAGCTACCCAGCATAGCACCGTTCGCCCCGCGAATAATCACGCCTTCAGAATCTTTCTGCGCATAAAACACCTTGGGACAAAGTCCCCCAAGCCGATGCTCAAGCTGGCTTTCTTCGTTGCGCTCCTTGATATCGGTGGCCCGCTCGAGGCGTCCGTCCTTGCTAAGCTGAACAGCCCAATGTTCGTAGGCGATAGCCAAAGGTATCCAGCGGATAATCGGCCGCTTTGCCTTGATCAGTTCCGCAGAACTGACCCGGTACTCGTAGGGTTTGGAATCATAGAACCAGGTCGGTTCGAAAGGCCCTTCGTTCACAACCCCTACTCTGATATCTTCAAGACTCATGGATAATCGATGGCCTGCTTTATACGATATAAAGTATAGGTCTGCCGGGTCGAAGTCGCCGGATTCTGGATACGCCAGGTGAGTCCATCGAGTTCAATCCACTGGAAAGTGGCTGCCGTCGAAGTAAAGACCGTGGTCCATGACCCCGCGATATTGACCTGTAACAAGGGGAAATTGGTGGCAAAAGCCGCTACCCACAACATCCGGCCCGGAGCCGGAATATAGTAATCGGTTGCCGTTGTGGACACGACCTGGAGATCTCCCGGCCACCAGGCGCAATCGACTTGCTCGGTGTAATTGGGTGGATACTGGAAGGAGAGAAAATTCTGGGCAAAAGAACTGAAACGGGTATTGGGATTAACCTGCCAGTTGTTGCCTCCAAGAGCGGGAGGCTGCTGAACCCAAACACCACCGGTTGGACCCGTGCCAGGGGTCGAAGCGACCGTACCCGGAATCGCGTAGACACTTCCTGCTCTCTGGACAAAGGAACCTGCTACCGGAAGGGTGCCGTTGCCGGCGGGGTAAGTCGCCGTGTTATCGAAAGCCTGGGCGAGCCAGGTGACTGTCGATGGAATCTGGATCGCACCGTAATTAGGGAAACCGCGAGCAGCTTGCTGCTGCTGCATGAAAGGTGCCCATTTCTCGCCTCCGCGCGCTAAGTAACGATCATTTTGCTCTTGCTGCCAACGGCGCGAAAGCTGCCGCTCGGCTCGCCGTTCGTTCTCTAGTGGATCTTTCATATTCCTCCTACAAGGTGACAGTCCCGGTTATCCCGTATAACACGGAAGAAGCCCTTGGTTTCGTATTGATGAACTGCGCCAGGAGCAAGACCACCGCCACATAGTTAAGTTGCAATGCTGGGACCATGCTTTGAAAATCGATCATTGCCCAGTTGCAGCGTTCATGGACCTGGGCAGTGAGATAATTGGTGTTGGTCTGCCAGATGTAACCCTCAGTCAGGTAAGGGTCGCAATAGACGGGCACCCCCATGATCTCCATCGCCAGAAAGCTTGAGGTATACTTATCTAGCTGGGACTCAGTTGTGATGATGCGTTCCAGGGATAGAAAATCCTGCTGAAGCTGCGCAAAAGTCGAGGGGCCGCAAACCGCGAAATCCGGTTTTTCGCCCTGCTGTTTAAAGTTACCAATCGTGTATAACGAGAATAAAGCCCTGGTAATAGGCGCATTAACATTATATCTCTTGCTCTGCCACCAGAGGTTTCCGGCACGGGGGATATTACCAAAGTTAGCATTGTTAGTGCCGTCATCGATCAGCCAGTTAAGTCCCTGGAGCTGGGTGTTATCACTAACATTAGTGGCTAACATATTTTCCATCAGATCCCCGGTGGCGTTCCCGGCATCGGTCATCCGCAATTCAACGACATCATGAATTTTTTGCTCGTCCTGCTGCAAAATTTCGTTCAAATAGACGGGGATCGGGCAGGCGATCATCACATAGGGCCAGGCTGCGCTCTGAATGAAAGGCAGTGGTGCAGGGTTGTTAAAAGCCCCGGTGAATGTCGTGACTTGCGGGACTACACCCGGAGCATACTGGACATTGGCCATCAAATTATCCAGGCCTCCGGTAGCCGGAATCGCATTGGAAAAGAGCGCCGTAATCAGCGGTCGTTGATTATAGATTTCACAGACTGCGTCCGCTAAATATGAGCGCCTAGTAATAGCACTCATAAAATTCCCGTACGCGCCCGTCGGTTCTGCACCCTGTCCGAGTGCTAGTGGGAATAATGCCATAGTATATTTATTGTTAGACTCCTAGGGATTCCTTAAAATCATTGGAGGCTTGGGTGGCCAGTTTCCTGATATAGACTTTACGCTCACGCCGAGGCATCAGGGCAGGGTTAACCTTGGGATCACGGCTGGCGAGGTCTTCGCGCCATTGTTCGCGTCCGCCATCTGATGGCATACCGAAAGGATTTCCCACTCCAACCGTGGATGGCCCAATGGGCATATCGAGCCGGCGCAGGGTATCAGCCGCTGCTACATAGGAACTAAAGAGCATTCCTTCCTCCTTGGCGGCTTTCTCCATGCGGTCCTCAAGCTCCTTAATGCGCTTATCGCTAAAACCCCGGGCGCGCATAGTGGCGCGTTCCTGCTCGTAACGGTCAGCGCTGGAGCGCTCGGCGAGTTGTTGCTCGAGCTTTGAGATGCGCTCCTGGAGCGGTGCCGTGGCACCATCGAGGATCTTCTGCTCTTTGATTGCCGGATGATCCGGCATTTTATCCTTGTAACGGCGCAAAGTTTCGGTGCGATACTCCGCATCATTGGCCATCAAGTCAAAGAGTTTAACGTCGTCCTGGGTCATGGCGAGGTCTGAAAGTAAGAAGCACCGGTTGGCACAGTTGCCGAAGTTGTGGTGAGTCCGCGGGTGGTGCCAAAGTTAAGATAGTTACCCAACCAACCTGAATCCATGCCGCCACTGCCCAGGAGTTGATTGAAGGCATCACCAAAAGAATAACAAGGCGTGGTTTGCCCCCAGGGAGCCACAATCTGGTAAGTGGTTGCTTGCCCGACCTGGGTAGCACCCGGTGGATAAGTGCAAAGCACAGTAAGGTAAAAGGCCGTGGAGGCAGCCATAGGCGCTCGAGCCCCCCTAGCGTTTACCAACTTTCATGACCCGATTGCCACTGCGGTTACGCGGTGCCGTGCGTTCCTTGCTTACCGGCCCCACATCGCCAATATCCGGAGGCGACATGATTGGTCCGCGGTTATGACCGCCCGGGTCAAACGGACTTTTGGGCTTACCGAAACTAGGGTTAATAGGAATTGACTGAGCCATAAATTACCTCTCTTTTTTTCGACCCCCAAAAAAAGGGCGGGGTTTCTGTTCCAACGGACCGGTGAGTTGTGCCGGACTATAACCTGGAGTGGACCTGATGCGGTCCTGGGTCTGAAAATCGTCTTTGTGATAGCGCTGCTTGGCCAACATGGTCGGAGGGCGGATATCCTGGATGGACCCCACGATCTTGTTAAACTCTTCGCAGCCTACCGGCGAACACAACTGGTAAGCCCGGTCTGAATAGACGGGAGCCTTGATCACTTTGCCGTTGCAGCCGTAGTTCACCATGTTGCGAACCGGGAGCAGGTTATCGGCATTGCTCTTGATCCGACGTCCGTTGAGGTCACCGGACTCAAATTCGGCTTTCTTTGGCTTGTTGGACACTATCCTCCTCCTGGTGCTCCAGAGAACATCGGCGGCCGCCGACCTGCTCCGGGTGCCATCGCAATCGGGCCGCGAGGTGGACTGGGAGGCCCACCGGCGGCACCTCCCATTCCACCCAGAGGCGGACCCGAAGGTTGCGCGAGTGTTCCCGGAGTGGGGAGTTTGCCCCCTTTCATCGAGTCAGAATCAGGAGCAAACTCGCGGCTAAGACTGCGAAAAGCGCTATCGATACTTTTAAGATATTTGGAAGTGGGACTGAAAAGTCCGCGAACAAAATGGAGTGCTCCGGTAATCGAACGCATCATCTGCATCCCGAGGGCTTCATTACCGGCAGCCGTAACATTCTGGGGTGTGGGTGCGGTGGTGGGCGGGAGCATACCCGTGGCCTGGTCAGGCAAGGGTGTGCCCCCGGCAGGACTGCTCGGAACCGCATCTCCGGCGTCACCCGGAGGGGGAGCTGCTGCGCTTGCCGGACCCGGGCCACCGGCCGGAACCGGAGGTGCCATAGGTGGAGGCATTTTAGCAGATCCAATGCGATCCCTGAGTTTACTTCCGACCGCGACGACCGCGTTTGCGACCTCTACGGAACTCAATGAGTTCAAGCATTGGGAAAACTTCCTCCTTTCAAGAGTAAAGGAGTGCTACAAAAGTTGATGACATGCAATCATTTTCACGCATTACACCACAATCAATGCGAGCGGAACACCTAAAAAATGGAAGATCACTCTACATAGAAACACTCAAGGGCCTTGAGCAGATGGAGCATCTCGCGAAATTTCTAGACAAAGTAAAACCTTCCTCCTCAAGAGCGCGAACGACGCGAGAGCACATTAATCTTGTGCTCTTGGAGAGAGTTTGACAGTAGCCAGAAAAGCAAAAAGGGAATCTGCAAGACGCAATTTTTGGCTCTTGGTCATACCCCCTAGCGCGCCAGCGGTCCGACATGAATGCCGCTGACAAACCCCATCAGGATCCAGATCGCGTAAATCACAAACAAACAGATCGCGACCACCTGGATAATATGGGCAAACGGTGCCATGAACGGGATCTGGCTGGCCAGCCACACGACCAGGCCCAGGATGATGGCGACAACTAAAAGCTGCAAAAGCAGCGTAATCATTCTTCGCCCCCGGAGGCGCAGAGGGTGGCCCTCCCCTGAGCCCAAGAATCAGTTTCCATAAAAAGTCGGAAATCCCGCAGCAGGAATTATCATGGAATAGGCAGCTCTTCCACAAAGAGCATAATAAAGACTATCATAACTGGTCCAGCCTGCCTTTTTCCATTGCCAGAATTCTTCTCTTATACTTGGTCTGGTCATTGAATTTGGTAATCACTCCTCGCCTCCTCCACCCATGCCAACCGTGGCTTTGCCGCCACGTTTAAGTTGTTGCTGCATCTTAATTTGTTCTGCTGCTATTACCTTATCGTGCTCGATGTCACGCATTTCGCGTAAAATCGATTGCTCCATTACCGGACTCACCATCCGGATACCGCGACTTGGCAGAACCAGGCCCTGCTGGATCAACCATTTCGCGTCCAGTTTATGGTCCTGGATAGCGATGGGACTAGTGGAATGACCGTCAATCTTGATCCGGACATTGGCAGGAAACTGACTCAGTAAAAAGCGGGAACCGTTTTTATCGGTGAGGGTATGTGCATCGTAACGGCGCATATGCTCAAAAAGGAGTTGGCCGAAAGCGGCAGCCTGATCTTCGACTTCGAAAGATTTCATTAAAATCTCGGCACTGGCCAGGGCCATGAGATTGGCGGCGAGTCCCTCGCTCCTGATCCCGGGCTGGTTGCGACCGCGCAAAGCCGGCGAGAGTTCGCTCTGTTCCTCGAGTTGTTCGGCAATCGCAGCCATCATCGTAAAATCGGCTTCACTCATCTCCGGGCGGAAGCGCTCGATCCGCGCATTGGCGTTAGGCACCGCAATACGGCCGCCGGCCTTAGAGAAAGCGCGTAGCCTTTCTTCGAACCCGCCACCAAGACCAATTGCTGCGGTCGGAGGCCGGAGAGACTGCCGGAATTTTTCGTCCATCCCTTCCATCCTAGACAAATACCACTCCTGCAGTGGAGAGAGGTTATCCACCAGGCTCACACCCCAGAAGCTTTCGGGATCTTCGTCACCACAGATTTTGACATAAGGCAAGCAATTGGGTACACCCACCAGTGCTGCGGCCCGGTCGCGCAGGATCATCTGACCCGAGATCGTAAAGACCCGCCAGTCCCCAAGCCGGTCATCAAAGAGGCGCAACTCATAGAGTTCGACCGCGATCCGGTCGGGAATATCCTCCCCGTGGCTGGCAGTGGCACTGGGCCAATTTTCCGGTTTGGCCTGGAACATCGTTGCTCCGGGAGCCATCCCGGTAATGCGGCTTGCACCCAGAGCGCGATCAATTGCTACAAAGGCGAGTTTACCTAAGTAACTTTCACGGGCCCGGCCCTGGGGCAGCCACGCGTCCAATTCATCCAGTGTATGATAGGTACGCACGCAGGTTGCGTACTGACGGGAGAGGTCCCAACTCCCGGTGCCGGTTTCCCGCCCGACTCCGAAGTCCCTGGGATGAATCAGGTCAGCCCGGAGTTCGATCTCCCAGTTGGTCCGTTTCTGGGGTACCAGGGATATAATGCGACTGCCCAGAACAAGGCTCGAGCGGACTGCCAAGGGGAAAATCTTGTTCATCCCCAGTTCTTTCCATTCCAGGCGCAAGGCATCGGTCACACTATCGACCTCTAGAAAAGTATCCTGGTCATCCTCATCGGGAGGAATGACGATTTCAAAGCGCATGATCTGGGGGGCAAAGAGCAAGGCTGCCTGTTTCTTAATTGCCGGTGCTGCCTTGTTGAGCCGACCGCGGATCACCCCGGCTGCACCCTTGTCATAGATCGATTGCCACCGCGAATACTGGGTGGCGCGAGTCCCCATGCTCCGGGTACATAACCACCATTGCTCCATGACCTGGTCATAGAGCCTGCCTTTATTGTCCGCTAAAATCATACCTCTTTCTTATTAATACTCGCGCGCGCGCGCGCGCGCGCGCGAGGACTCTCGCGCGAGTGTCCCTACAAATGAAGCTCATGCACAAAGGCGGCTTTGCGCGCACGCTTGGCCAGTTGCTCAAAAACCCAACTCATTGGTTTATCACGGTCTTTTGCCCTCTGGATTAAATCCGGACTGTATCTGGCAACAAAGTCCGTCAGATCTTCGGGCGTCTTATCGGCAGCATTCATTCTCTGGAACGATGGGTAAAGACTGTTGAGCAACGCATAAGAGGTGAGAGGCCTGCGCCCACCTTTGCTCCGGGTGAAACCTCCGGATGCACATTGGGTGGAACAAAGGGTTTGCCATCCATTAGAAAAGGCGGCAATTGCACCCCGTCTTTGCGCATCGACTCAAACCCGCAATAGGCCCGGATCGGGGCTTGAGTTCCCGCCCATTCGGGCATCGTGTTATAGGCCAGACGCGGGTTGCGCACCCGGCTCACCACCGGCACCCCGTCCCGGTGATAGAGGTTACTGATCCCCATGATTTTAAAGTTCTGTGCGAAACTGCGATCCAGGCTGCGCGCCGAACCAGGTGTAGTGCGGCCACCCGCAGCGCCTGGAGGATGGCCGCTTTCCAGGCACGCTCTGATTCCAGTGAGAGGCGCACTACGGCTCCCGCACCGGGGACAGAGATCCAGTAATCCTTCATGAAGGGTTTCACATTTTGGGCACCTGAATGTTTTAAAGATTCCCATTGCATTTTAACCCTGGTAGAGATCTAAAGAGTCGCCTTCCATCCAAAGCCAGGGGGGAGTCTCGCCTTCTTGGGTGGATGAGAGACTCTCACTCAAGAGTCGCTCCCGCCATCCGTCGCTCAAGATTTTCATAAACTGGTCGGGACTTAAAGCGTGCGGATCCTTATCATGAACCTCTTTTAAGGTCGAAGAAAGATATTCTTCTCTTCCTCCGATATCCATATCCAGGACCTGGATATAAGCCATTGCGCCGATGGCAGCAGCCATCAGCCGATGATTCTGGGAGCCGCTCTCAATCTCGCCCGTACGCAGTTGCTGCAAGGTGGCACACTCGGCGATCAGCTCCTCGCTTTTAAGTTCAAGCATATCGCGCTCCAACAGGTTTTTAAAATTATGGAGCATCCGCGGCCGGGTCTTATAAGTAGTTTCCCAATGCAGGGTGCTCGTTGCTCCGTGGGTCGAATCGCCCCGGGCATAAAGATAATGACTGATTTTTTGAAAGTAGCGGGCTAACTTCGGCGCATAGCCGTAAGCCATCTCAGCCTGGAGCCGCTTAATCTCCTGGTAAACTTCCACCCCACCCCCCTGCATCTCGATATTTAAGTGGGTCTCGGATTCACCTGAATTGTACACTCCCACAAGGTGCAGAATCACCCAGGCAATCTGATAGGTGGGCACCTCGCGCTTAACCCATTCAGCCACCTGCAGGGCTTTATCGCTGTAACACTGAAAAACTTCGATCGCAGCATGATCACTCTGCTCGTGCGCCCCATGGGCCGGGTCGCACCCCAGACAATAACGAACCCGGGGACCCGAACAGGGTGGGCTGAAACACACCAGATCATAGTAAGAGGTACTGGCATCCACCTCGATCATGTCACTGTTCTCAAAACGCACCCCATCCCCGGGATCGAAAATGAAATAGCGCTTGGGTTCGGTCCGCGCCGCAACCGCGCGACTCATGGAAACTGAAAGCTTGTGCCCGTTAATAAAGGAGTTGCCTCCATAGGTCCACGCATGTTCGGGCAAAGGTGGATACTCCTGGTACATCAGTGCCAGATTATCTTTTTTTCGTTCCCTCAAATGCCAGCGCCACCAACTGATCTGGGTCGGGCGAATATCAAAGCCATAGCGTAACTTGACCCCTTCAACCCAGCCGGCCTCATCCCGGGTCAACCGCGGCAGAGCGCCCCAGTAGATATCAAAACGTTGCCGGTGCCGCGGATCAGAGAGGCAATGCTCATACCAGGGGTGAAGCCACCACCCGATAAAAATCGCCTCTTGAGTCGTATTGTCCGGCCTTGCTGCCAAATCGTAGAGTTCCTTGAATAAATTGGGCCCTTTGGCTGTGCCCTCAAACACATGCAGCCCAAGAGGGTTATTCTCCGAGATCGAACTCAAGAGTGAAAGGGTCCCCTCCTCGTCCTTCCAGCACCCCAGCTCCGTTCCCCAGCTCGCCGTAGCCCCAATCGAGCGGCCCAGACCCCCTTCATCGTCACTATTAGAGTTAAGCCAGTAAATCGCAGACCCGTTCTTGAAGGAGACAAAGTAACGGTTGTTCTCCTCAACCTCCTGCCTCCAGGCCGGCACCTTCTTCAAGCTCACAATAAACTGTTGCGCCAGACGCCGGTTCAACACCAGCCGAGTCGCTGTATCAGCGATAAAACAAAAAAGGAGACCGGCATGCTGAAAAGCCCACAATAACGCAATGCCCAACCCCAATGTGGTTACCCCGCTCTGGCGGCACTTGAGCACGTAAAAAGTGTTCTTGCCAAGCGCTTTGCCACGGGCAATCTCACTCAGGAGATAATTCTGGGTCGGTAACATCGGATCAAAGGGCACAAGCACACTCCCGCTCGCGTCCTCTATGTCCGCCTCCTCACGCCCCTCCTTTGCCGGAATAAGCACATGGGAGCACAGACTCTGCAATAATGCCGGATCAAATTGTATGTTTGAGTTTTTTTTCAACCTTATCCACACTCTAAAGGCTCTCAGAAAAAGGGAGGTGTCCCCCAAAAGCACAAGCCTTCCACCAAATAGTACGAAACTCTTTCTAAAAAGCCAAACCCTGCATCGCCTCGCCCGCTGGGCAAGCAGACGCGGACTCGCCCCTGCCCAAGCCGCAGGCCTGCTCATAAGAGAGGAACTCGCCCTCATGCAAAACCCACTGGATGGTTGGACCGGAGAAGAGCAGCAACTCATCTGCCTGGCCTGCGGTAAAGCGATGACCAGCAGAGAATATTCTCTGATGGGCAAAAAACTCTGGTCAACCATCCATGACAGCGAGTCCTGTATCTATAAAGCGGTCATGATGGCCGGAGGAGGCGCTGTGCGCTACTCGCGCGGCTGGACCCGCCGCCACCTCCCCCCAGATGGTAGCGACCCCTCTGAAAGCAAACCCTCCAAGCGCTGGTACCATGATCCCTTTTAAGACCCCAACCCACTCCAGCTAAAATATGCCATCCAATTGGGGTCGAAGAAAAAACGGCACTAACCCAAGAGCTCTGGGCACCAACCCTAAAGCTACCAATCCCCGTGCATTGGGCACAAACCCCAGAGCCTTAGGCACTAACCCAGAGCGCCCTGAAACGAAAATATTGGCAACAACGTAAAATCCTTCTAGCTAAACTCGCAAAAACCTGTGGAACATTGTTCCACAAATGCACTTTAAGCTTGACATCCACCTCTAAAAAGGGTTTCTCCTAGACCTCTTCCTAAAAATATTGCGTGTCCTAACCACACACAACCACTCTGTCTTGCTCCTCTTTTCCCCCTGCTCACCAAAGAAAAAGAACGAGTGAACCCCACCCGGTGAAACTTGCCCCCTCACCTTCGTTAGTCTCGCGTGAACGCTCATGCCCCCATTGGGGGCCCCTAC